CATCAATCCTGCGCATGCACTCCTCAACACTATCGGCTATATCTGCTACCCTAGGAGCTCCATCTGCGTTTAGATCCGGTTGATACATATTCCGCACCATGACCACTATGTAACGTTTGTCTGTCACCACCCACCTCCTTAATAGCCCGGTTTGCCCCCCGGGCTTGGGGTTGAAACGATTATTAATCAACCACGTAATGATCAATCTCCCACGTAATAGCGGATCCATCACCATCGGCATCTGCCAACGCCCGCTGCTGCTCCTCATCTATCATGTATATAGCCGTCAACGTGTCGTAGTCCTCGTGCTCTATATCCACTGAGGCCGCCCACTCCATCGCAGTATCCCCGACCTGTACTCCGACCCTATTAGTCGGCTCGCAGTTGATTGCCTCAACTGCCTCAACTGCCTCTACCCCTGCTACCTCGATTGCCTGTACTCGTGTCAGTACTGTTGTCACTGTCTACCTCCTGTTGTTATACGTCGTATATTTATCAACTGCGACCACACACACGATAACTACCGTCAGGATATACCCATAGCCGGTCGCCACTGTGTATCTGGATGTAGTACCCTGGCGTATTGTTACCCATCTGAGCAAACGCCTCATACCAGTCTGCAACCTCCACTATTTCCGCTTGCTCTGCGTGGTCATATGCTCGTACCGTTTCCATACTACCTCCTGTTATTGTTGGCTACGCATACTCCGGTTTAGCTCTGCTTATATACACCGCCCATTGTGCCAACATATTGACCCGAGATAGTAATTGTTTCGCAGTACGTAACCTCAGTCCATGCGGGCGGGGCGAAATATTTAATCAACATATTAAGTAGCTCGCTGTGCGTTGGGTGCGTTAAGATCAGTGCCTCTTTTTTGGCATCCCACTCATCTACATCAATCAGCAGCGTGTTACAACAATTGTGATCGTCCATCGCGTGAAAAAGTTTGTATTTGCGTTGCATCTGCATCCTCCTGTTGTTACTCTGTTATCTCGTATCTCGTATCTCATGCCATTAATAATAAGCAGCAGATGTGCCAACTACACAATAATCATATAAATATCGTATAATAACCACATTATCCCTCAATATCGCCAAAAACTGAGCAAATATTTGATAAATTTGACCAGTTTGACCGTTTTGCACGATCACAATATTGCAACCGTGCGAAAACCATACGCAAAACTGAGAATAGTCATAAACAACTATCAACAAACACTATACCACACAAACTACCCAAATTGAGCATCTGCCACCTATCACAATTGCGAAAAATACTGTTGACAACTCCACGGTCATAGAGTAAGAGTCACGAGGTATGGACCAAGACAGTAGTACTATTAAGGCACTGATCCGCACGCTCAGCCCGGCTAGGCTCGCCAATAAATGGGTCTCATGGATCAAGCCCCGCTCAAGCAAGCCCGCAGAGCTCTCCCTTATACGCTACTGCCAGAGTCGCGGCTACTACCTAACCAAGTCCGGCATCCCAAAATATCTCATCCTCACCCCCAACGGCACCACCATACTCTGCACCCCCCGACCCTCAGCCCGACACCGTGTCCGGGCCCGCACCTACACTATCATGGCTATCCTCGAGCAAGCTATGCGACGTAACCAGCTCGTACTCGCCCGTTATGACCCCGATGACAACCTCCAGGACTACCACCATCAAGGAGCATACCTCAGAGATCATCCACCCACACAATCAACCCCCAACCCCAACCCCAAAGCCACGGAGTAAGAGGCGTAAGTATGGATGTATGTATGTCAGGGATAGATACTATAGATCAGACTAAGGGCCCCCACACTCATGATCCCTCCCAGCCTCTCCCAGACAAGCGCAGAGAGCGCACCGCTCAATTGCATGCTGACGGCACCAAACTGTCAGTGGCATGGTCTCAGACTGCCAACGGGGCAATTACCAAGGATGCTGCGTACGGAGGAGCGTCCAGGCTCCGCAACGAGCCTGAGTTTATGTCCAGAGTTGAGCACCTACGCAAAAAGTACACTGAGTGTACATCCAATGTACATTCCATGCACAATGGCATGGTTCCCGACCTCGACACAATGGCCGGGCGCGAGCAGGTTCTAAAGGACATGATCGAGTCGTTTTATACACAAAACGCTCGCCCTGAAGCGGTTAGGCAAGCACTCTCTGAGCTGATCAAGCTTAAGGGCGACCTAGAGCAAGCTGAGCTGGATCGGCGCAAGTTGGACCCGGTTGAGGTCACTAAATGGCTTCTTGAGGCTGAGTTAGACGGTAGATCACCTGCACAAGTCATTGCGCAAGAGCATGATGGGCTCAAGACGGTGGCCAAGGCAGTCAAATGTACACTGGGTGTACATGGGGTGCTTATCTGTACGCAGACGGAGAGCGCCAAGGCAGGGACATTGCATACATCTGAGCAACCTACCGACAACGCTGCAACCATGGAGAGTATTGTTAAGCACTCAGTAGCAGGTGGTTGTGAGGATAATGAGGGTCAGATTGCATCGGATAGCCTATCCGGTGATGGTGGTGGCCAGGTGGCAGGGGTACCCGGACCCCCCCGACGCGATTCAGCAGATACTAGATCCGTCCACCCTCGCTCTACTTCCCCAGGAGATGTCGCACACTGTTCTAATGGAGTGTGTTATGAAGAAGAGGAGGGGAGTGATAAAGGAGAGATAAGGGAGATACCGAGTGTGGGGGATTTGATATGATGACGCCTGACGAGTTTGAGGAAGAGATGAGGAAGCGTTCTGACGCTGATTGGGTGGATACGGATCACATGCGTATGGATGAATTGATGTGCGAGTTGCTTAGGTCATTGGGTTATGGTAAGGGTGTGGAGGTGTTTGAGGGCACGCAGAAGTGGTATACATGAAGACGGAAAGCGCGACGAGTGATTGGAGGAGAGATTGGGAGTGAGACCGAAAGTTGAGGAGTTGAGGCAGGGGCAAACGATATGGTTGGTGTCGTTTGGTTCTGATTTGATGTATGATGTAAGGTCTGTGCTTGTTGGGAGTGACAAGATGTCGTTACCTGGGGAGTGTGAGTATAGCCATGTGTATCCTCGGTGGTATATCAGGAAGAAATTATGGACTATGTGGGCATACTGGTCTCGGAAGCGAGCCAAGCGAAAGGCTGAGATGATGAACAGGAAGTATAAGGAAGGGTTGTGATGAATAGAAGAAGTTTCATGCAGATGTTGGGTGGGGTTCCGTTTCTACGGTTCCTGAAGCCGAAAGTTGTTTACAAGACCGTTCCAGGATTCATTCCTGGTGCTTGGGCTCATGTTCAAACGAAGAATTTTGAAGGAAGCTATCGAGTTGATGACAATGGTTGTCTTTCGTTGCCTGTTTTGCCGGTAGGTACGCCAATTTACGTTAAACAGAGCTATTATTCACATAGTATATCGAAGAACGGATGTCCGAGCGAAGAGGAGTAAGGCATGAATCGTAGATCATTCATGACGATGTTGTCGGGGCTGCCGTTCCTGGGTTGGTTGAAGCCGAAGGATTCTTTTCCGTCTATCGCGTGTGAAGCAGATCGTATTACCTGGGATGATGTTCGTAAGGCATACGCAAGGCTTAATGAAAATGTAATACATGTCGGTCCAAGCTGGATATACCGAAGTGATACTGATGAGTGGATTGAAATTCCTGCTTCTTCTAACACATTTTCGGATACGATAACAACAGAGAGGAGGACTGATGGGAACGAGTATCAATGAGATGGTGACGAATGTGGTGAAGCCGAAGGGTCCGCTGCCGACAACGGAATCTCTTCGGGAGGGGGCACCGAAGAAGGATAAGTACGAGAAACTGTTGGAGGAGGCAGAGAAGGTGGGTTTGGGACGTTTAGAAGAGGAGACCATGAGCCAGGAGAACAAAACGAGGATAAAATTTTCGTTGCGTGATGTGAGAGGCGCGTTGCATAACTGGCGAAGGATGAAGACGGAAGAGTTCAACGGAAGGTAGAAAGAAAACGAAAGGGAAAGCATGAGAAAGGTCGAGATCGGAAGTCGGAAGTATACTGAGGTTGAGTGTTTGGATGAGCCTGGTGACGGAGGGGCATGTCATATATATCAGGTTGTTACTGTACCTGAAGATGATCAGGATCACACTATTTGCTTAGAGGTTCGGTTCCAAAATGGTCCGATCAAGGAAAAAGGTGTTAATGGTTGTCATCATGAAGACCTGATAGCAATAGTCATTGACCGGCTACAGCATTTCCAGGCTGGTGAATATAGTTGTAGAGAGAATGCGCTTGCTATTACCAAGCTGGAAGAAGCACTGTTGTGGCTGAATAAGCGCACTCAGGACCGGATCAACCGTGGAGTTGAAGGAACGCACACCAAATAACGGCATGAGGTCAAGGAAGGATTGTAGTCATGAGCGACGACGCCAAGAGACGGGAGAGTCCGAAAATCAGTATAACGCTGTCGCCAGAGAACTTTCGTTTCTTGGTGAAGTCGTTTATTCCAGCGAATCCGAGATGCAAGAAGCATCATTCGGACAAGGGTTATTCGGGGGCGATCAATATGTGTATAGAAGCGGTAAGGGGGGCTTGGAAGTGAGCAACGGTAACGGCTACGACAGGGGTAAAGGGTACAAAACGAGGTCTGACCTTCAGAGCGATTGTGAGGAAATGGCCGGCATGTGCCACGAGGCTTGGTTGATATTGGGCCAGGTGCATGATTTGGCAGATGGGATGCAGGAAGCGTTGGGGAAGAGCTTGCTGCTACCGGTATTGAAGAGTCATATGGATCTGTACAAACGAATAGCGGAGATGACAAATAAATGGAAGGGATACCACCATCCGAGGGACTTACAGGGTTCGAGCAGTACGGCGATAGGGTAGTTGAGGGGACCAACTGTGTTTTCTCGAAAGCCAAGTCACCGGTAGTTCAGGCTAAGCATTACCATGTGATGAAGCCTTATCCGTGGCAACAAGCGGTTTGGGATGCGTGCTGGCGTCCAGGGGCCAATGTGGCCGTTGCTACGTGTAATGAAAGCGGGAAGTCTTCCTTCACTGTCCCGATCCTGGCATTGAGTTTTGCCGCTGCGTTTCCGAGTTCCCAGGTGGTGATTACGTCGAAGTCGGAAGATCAGATCAAGGAGCAGTTGTGGCCGGCTATCAGGGATATGTCGAGAAAGTTTCACCCGAATTGGAAAATAACGAACGACAAGATCACACTGCCTTCTGTCAATGGGCTAGAGGGTAGCACCATACTTATCAGGGTTACAAAGGAAGGTGAGCGGTTCGAAGGGTATCACGAGCGAAATAAGACTGATGACAAGGGCCGGAACATTTTCTGTCCGCTGTTGATCATCGTGGATGAGGGAAAGTCTGTATCTGAAGAGATATACGAAGCTGTTGTCCGTTGTGACCCCACAGTGAGGCTTTACATTTCGACAACCGGGGAAGATTCAGGCTCTTTCTATGATGCCTGCATGAATACCGAGGGGATTTGGACCACTAAATGGAAGTGGCAGGGAGAAACTATTCCATTTGTGATTGATTGGGAGATGTGCCCGCACTTGACTACCGGGGAAAAGAAAAGGAAAAGAGAAGCATATCTCAGGAAATTCGGACCAGATCACCCGTTCATTTACTCTTTTCTGAAGGCCAAGTTCTTCAGATCCGGGACCATGATGGTCTTCGATGAAGTAGACATGCAGAAAGCTGTGGAAGCTATGTCTGGTACCTTGCCACAGCTTGGAGGCGAAAGAAAGGCGTTCTGTGACTTTTCCGGTGGCGGCGATGAGCTAGTGTTTGGCGTCCGGGTTGGCAACCAGGTTCACCCGTTTGTTGCTTGGCACAGAAGCGGCAACGTGGCTCCGACAGTAGAAGCAGCAAAGTATATAGAGCTTTTCAAGCGTTGGCAGCTTAGGCCGGAGTGGATCGAAGGAGATAACGGGGGCTTGGGGGCAGGCATCATTTCAGAAATGATAGATGCGTCTTGGCCGATCAAAAGAATCAACCCGAATACCCCAGGTTTGCAGAAAAAGGACTTCGTTGACCGCTACGCTGAAATGCACTGGCATCTCAAGAAGATGCTCCACGAAGGTCAGTTGATTCTGCCGAGAGATGATATTCTTATTAAGCAGATGCAACAACGACGATACGTCATGCGGAACGATGACAATAACCGGATCCGAATAGAACCCAAGCAGGAAGCTAAAAAGCGGAAAGAAGGCTCGCCAGACCGCTTGGATACTCTAGTACATTTGTGCTATCAGATGCAGGAAACCAAGGTTTATTCCAATTATGAAGAGCAATTACTTGCTACCGGATCGCCAAAAGAGTATTTCAAAGATGTGCAAAGAGTTATGAGAGAGGGGGTTGGAAATAATGATCGGTGGGGCTGGTGTACGTGATATGAAAATAGGCCTTGACAACATTTGTGCTATTCTGTTATGAACCGAATTATAAAGGAACGAAAAGAAAGGGAAGGGCACGCAGAAATGATTGAGAAACTATATGAACACGTCGATAAACTGATGGAAAAGCAGTACGGCGAACTTCGTGTGGTTAAGAAAAACTCAAAGTTTCGCGTAGAATCAACCGACAGTGTACAATTTGAATTTTAAGTAGGAATCCCAAGCACTATCAAGGTAGGGATATCGGCTTTATGGCTGGTATCCCTTTTTTTATTATGGCATCTGACGATCCGAATAGAACGATGGCACCGTACATCGAAGACGTTGAGAACGATCTTGAAGCGCGTAAGGATTGGGCCTACAAAGACGATGAGATCAAAAAGCGCAGGCTTGGTGAGCGCAACAACAAGAACAAACCCTATCCAGATGCCCCTAATCCTGTTGAGCCCCTGATTGACGACGTTGTTCGAGACAAGGTTGATCAGGAAATCAGCATGATGGTCAATGCGCCCCTATTGTGCTATTTCATACCTCTTCAAGAGGGTATCCCTAACGATCTGACAATGAAGACCCAAAGGGCTTTCGATACATACCTGCGACACTTCATAGATTATCGGCGTAAGCGTGAGCAGGCGTCTGATACCAAGAACTGTCGTGGATTCGCCGTTGACAAGGTTAAACCCATTTACAATGACATGTTTGGGACTGAAATCCCAAGTTTCGAAACAATAGACCCCCAGGATGTTATTGTTCCAGTAGACGCTAAAGTCCCTGTATCCATACATTCAGAACGAGTTTGTTTTGTCAGCAGGTTCAGCAGAAAGCAGCTTGAAGATAAGAAAGAAGAAGGTTGGATCAACGTCGACAAGGTTCTGGACAGGCTTGCCCCGAACGCTGATAACCCTGCCGAGTCTGCATGGAACGAAGGAAACGCTCTGAAAAGGCGGGAAGAGTTAATTGGGCTGAATGTAAGTGATTACAGTCATAATTCGATAGTCATTTGGGAAATATGTCATCTTGCAAGCGAATGGGATCTCAAACACCAAGATGAGTTTGGTTTGAAGCTCGAAAAGAATCAGAAAATAATTTCTTATGTATGTCCAGATGTTCCTGAAAAGATGATGCAGATGATTGTCTGGAAGGAAGATGATGTCTATGAAGAGCTTCAAGATGATGTACTCATGGCAGAGTTGGCTATTGCTGATGCAGAAGGCAGAGAGCCGGTAACAAGAAAATTGCTTCAAATTGGAAAAGATAAACCGTGGCCCCTAATTCAGCATCGTTATGAGAATAGATCGCCTCACTGGTACGATACCAGAGGGCTAGGCGAAACCTGCATGGATGATCAGCTTATTGCCACGACGATGACCCGGAAAAAGCTTATTTGGGCCGATTTTGCAAGCAATATGTTGTTTCAGGATAATGGCGAAGGGACCAATCCTCAAAATATCAAGATTAAGCCAGGTACAGTGCTTCCGGCAAATATAACCCCGGCAACGCTTCCGCAGCCTCCAAACTCGTTTGATTTTGAAGTTGACGCTCGCCGACGCACAGTGGCGGCCAGGGCCGGAGCAGGATCATCTCTGTACGACGCAGAAGTAACTCAATCCCGTAAGCTGGAAAAAACAGCTACTCAACAACGCAGCGAGGATGCCAAGCAAGGCAATATTTCGTCCGCTTCTGTCGAAAGGTTCAACGATCCCGACAAAGAGCTGTATATGATGCTTTGGAATGATCTCAAGAGTAGACGAATTCCTTTACCAATAATCAACGGCAGAGAACTAGAAGGTACCGCTCCTATAGAAATCTACGACGTTCAATGGCTGATTATTCCGGCTACCAGCCAGAAGACATCTAATCCTGAACTTCAATTCATGCAGAATCAAGCAGCGATAGACTGGGCGGCTCAATACTTGAACGTGGCACCTCAAGATATTGCTGCCGGAGTGCAGTATGCTTTGACCTATGCCAACCCTGACCTTGCAAACCTGATGAAGATAGATCCTAACCAGGCAGGCCCCCAGGGGCAACCGCCTATTTATCAGGTACTACAGAATCTCACCGATAGCCTCAAACAGATCGCTGTTTCCAATGATCAGCAAGACACAGAACTTGAGCAAGTTCAAAAGCTCGCGGTCGAAAATGCTGACAAGATTGAAGAGATGAAGGAGAAAAATGCTGTTCAAGCGAAAAAAGAAAGCAAGTCTTCCTGAGTTTAGGGAAGTTGAGTTTAATCAGACCGAACGCCAAGTCTTGAAGGAGTGGCGCGACACTGAGTTATGGAATAAACTCATGGTGCATCTTGACTACCAGCTTGTATCACGCATTCTTGGTTGCGTTAGATCCGACCGCAACACCAAAGACCTTATGATCGGCTACCAGAACTGTAAATCGGACCTGAATGGAATACCCGGTCCTGATGTTCCGGCAGCAGGAAAACAATCTACCACCATACCAGATGGTAACGAATGGTAGGAATGGCACAGCACGCCACAAGTGCTTGGCAGGCACCGCATGCCTTTGAATGCGTGACGGGTTCTGGACCCTATCCAGAAAGGAAACAGACGAAATGACAGAAGAGGCACAGACACAGACAGAGGTATTGGACGAAAGAACGGCAGCAGACATTGACGCCATACTCCAGGACACTATCAGAAATAGCGAAATGGATTTGATGCAAGAAGTTGCCGCCGGGACTGAAGCCCCTGAATCTCCTGCGACAACCGGCGACCAGGACGCCAAGGAAACACCTCAAGGAGAGAAGATCGAGGAGACCGCAACCAAAGAAACCAAAGTTGTCGAGGATCAAACTCAAACTCAGAATGAACCTGAGAAAGTAGTCGAGACCCCTGACCAACATGCTTTCAAGGAAATGCGGTTGAAGCTGAAAGAAGAGAGAGAAGCACGAGAAGCAGTTGAGCGTCGTATCAAGGAAATAGAGGAAGCCAGGAACGCTCCAACAGAGCCTTCTGGTCCAACTATGACCGTTGAGCAAGTGGTGTCAGCACTTGAAAAAGCCAAAGAAGGCGGGTTTGACACCGAGCTTGATAACGCTATGGCGATCAAAAATGCGCGTGAAGCTCTCCGAACAGCTTTTAACTCCCAGGATCTTACTAAGGTACTCGCGAATGCGCAGCAAGGCATTTACGGCCCAGAAGCAAGTGCAAATATTGCTGCTGAAATCAGTAATGCCATGCAAATTGTGCATGCTAATGAGTACCAGAAACGCATGGACGCTGAGACGCAAGAGCGTAAACAGCAAGAAGAAAAAGCATCCTTACAGTCGGCATATCAAGAGCAAATCAATCGAGTGAAAGAAGAAATGCCGGAATTTATGAATGAGAATTCTGCTTTGTCTAAGTTCTCGCTTCAGTGGGATGCTAAGTATTTGGGCAAGTTAAATCCTGACACTGGTCAGATCCTAGAACAAGGCGTCTACGATCAAAGCTATGTCAATTATTTGATGTCGAACCCTCATACCCATGCGAGAATAATCAAGGAAGCGTTCGCGGCCTCTCAAGTTCCTTCGTCTGAAAGTCAACTGGCGCAGTTGCAGGAACAGAAAAGACAGATTGAGCAAAAGATTGCTCAACAGAATTCAGTTCTACCGGCCTCTGCTCCAATTAAATCAACAACAAACGAGCGAAGCGCCGCTGATATTAACGATCAAATCACTCAGTTGATCAGGGATGGCGCTCTCGTGTAATGGAGGCGTTCGGTTATGGCTAATACAATTACTGGTATTAGTTCCGCAGCATTGGTTGAGGAATATCTCAACAAGAAGCTGCTGGAAAGGCGGGATTACGAAACCGCTCTACTCAATGAGACGTATGGCAGAGTAGACGGTATCCCGATGGAATCGGGACAATACAGCAAATTCACGCGCAAGCAAAGGCTGCGCAGACCTCAAACTATGGCCACCCCAGGCGGTGCTGGATCTGATCCTAGTTCAGGCGCTCAGCTTGGTGTAGATCAAATCACCGTTCCGGTCGAGTTCTTGCAGGAATATATTGATGTTCCTACGACTCTGACAATGACTTCCTGGCTAAGGATCAAGGAGTGGATTGATGAGGATATGCCGCTGGCCCTCAAAAGACGTAAGCATGAACTTGTTCAAAACGCGATGCTTGTTGGCAGGATGACTCCAGGTGTATGGAGTTCAACGTCAACTGTGGCTACTACTGCGTTCGATCAGTCAGCAGAGGCAACGGTTACGCTGTACAGTACAAGCTTCACATTCTATGCAGCTCCTCACTACTACGCAAATGGTAAAGCTTCATTTGCAGACCTTGATGAGACTGACACGTTGAAGTGGAGTGATATCCGTTCAGCTTATGTTAAATTGGAACTTGCTGGCGCTCGTAAGATCAACGGTAGCTATGTTTGTGTTCTCTCTATTTCCGCATGGAATGATCTTATGCGGGATACTGACAATGGACTCATAACATCCGCAATCGCAGGTGGAATGCAGACTGCTATTAAGGGCCTTGAGAACTACACAACTTACAAGTACGCAGGGTTTGTTTTCGTGATAGATGATTCTCCGTTTACGGAGGACTTCGGCGGTGAGAACAAGCGCGCTAATTATGGTAAGATCCATAGTTGCCTGTGCTTTGGTGCAAAGTCATTCACTTGGATGCCTATGAATGGTAAGGGTCTGTTCTCAAAACCCAGGACCAAAACCCAGGACATCACAAAGACCGGTTACTCGATGAGTGTCGGTTATCTACAGCCATATCAGATTGCTATGGTTAACCCTGATTGGGCTCTTGTTATCAAGGCTCCTGTCACTGAGTATCTGCCGAATAACTACGATCCGGCTGATCCGACGAAGCAGCTAAATAACTTCGGAAACATGGTGTAAGTTAACTGGTAGCGGGAGGGGTATTTCCCCTCCCTAAACCTCAAAGAACAAAGAAAGAGAGACAATATGAATAAGAAAATCATCGCTTCTGTGGTTGTTCTTGCCGCAATCGTTATTTGCGTCATTGCTGCTCCTCAGATGAAAACCTTCTCTACTACGGGATCCCCGGCGGCTGCTGCCAGCGTCACAATACCCGGTGAGAGAGGCTATATTCTAAACGAGTCAATGATGGTTGACGTGGCTACAAATGCCAATATGACTATCTATCGTGCACGCGATATTAGTTCTGCGGAGGCCGCTGTTTCGGCTACTACGAACATCAACGTCTATACTCAAGGCAGCAATAGTTGGAGTGGATTCACCCCCACTGCTGCAACTGATTATATCTTGGTACGCAATGCGACTTCAGGATATCAGCTCAGTCAGATCAAGACTATTGTGTCTTACAACAGCACTACGAACTTCACGTCATATACCTTGGAAACAGCCCTTACTGCGGCTGCGGACGATCCGGTGTATGTGGTGGACGCGACGGATAATGTAACTGTGCCCCTGAAGGCGTCGAGTACCGTTCAGATGGCTTTGAGGAATATATTCACCGGTAAACGGGACATGCCTGTGAACCTCAATATTCCGGTCACTGCCGGCAACAGTGTGCTGAGCGGAACGTATACAATTCAACCGTAGTTGTGCTCCCCAACCCAGGTGCCCTTCAGGGAGCTAGTCCCTCCCTGGGGGGCCAAAAAGGTGATATATGACGGTATTGGAACTCATACAAGGTGCAGTGTCAGACGGGTTGGGTCTGCCCCGCGACCCCATCCAAAATGAGATATTGCTTGAAGCCATTTCTCGTTACAACAAAGTTGGCCGCGTCATCTTTGATGAAGAGTTGTGGGCAAACAAAAAGATTGATCAGTTCCTTTCTTCTGATTCAACTTATGTTTCAAGTTATGATACCAGTACCGGCATTATCACCTTTACTTCTTCTGTGGATATGGTGCTGGCCGTAGTCGTAGTGAATAGTTCGTCTCTTGATAACGACTCCTTTGTGTGGGCTGAAAACGAGATATCAGCTATGCTCAGGGGCGATCAGACAGGAATCACAAGTGGGAGATATCACAAGCTGGCCGATACGGCGGCTGGACTGACCAGAATCAAAGTCAATCCGAATGACGATGTTCAAAGCTACAGGATCTTGGCAACGAAGAACTTTGTAGAGGCAACGGTAGAAAGCTCGTACAGTTCTTCTGATCCTACCGCGACACCTACTGACTACCGAGTGCTTGAGTGGACCATTCCTGATGCTCTGCCGGTTATACAGGCTTATATGGCTGACGAGCTTCGGTCTTGGGATGGTCAAGCCCGAAGAGGCGATTGGGCTCAGTTGCTTGGCAATGCAAAGTCAAAGACGATAACTCAAGAGGGAAGAGAAAATGTGATTATGCCTATTGGTGACTTCGGTGAAGTAGGTGCATGGCAAAACACAGGGACGACGACGAAAAAGACGTTTTAATGAGAGCAGATCGCAAATCGCAAATGGTTGACGGACAAACCGACTTTTCGGGCGGCATGAACTTGCTTGGTGACTTGGCCGCCAACGAGTATAGGTGGGGCAAGAACATCGTTATACGTTCGGGCGATGCTGAGACCAGGCCCGGCTTCCATAGGGCTTATAGAGTGCTCACAGAAGGATTCAACGAGACGTTCTACTTCAACCAGGATAATGCTCGTTACAATGACGCGACGCACACAGGTTTCTGGTTTCCGTGGCAATGGGTTGGGTCTGTTTACGGCGATATTCAGGGTACAAGTTTCTTTAGGTTTACTGACGATGCAGCATACAGGCAAATTCTTGTGTCTGATGGTTCTGTGTATGTCCATACGAAAGGATATACAAGCAGCATATCTACCGCCGAAGCCATAGGAACTTCCGAGACTATTCAGTTTGTGCAGGCACACAACAAGCTGGTGATGCTGCGCAGCGATGGGAACAACCCTCTGTATTGGGACGGTGCAGACCAGGATGCGGGTTTTGTGAGCTTCACGAATCCCGGCCAAACAGGCCAGATACCTACCGGTGACAAGGGTGTTTATGTATTTGGGCGATTGCTTGTGGTAAAGGGGGATGATGATATATACGTTTCAGACGTACTTGATATTGACACCTACGACTGGACAGACCAACTTTTTTCGATCAGAAAGGGAGATGGAGACGAAATTACTGCCGTTGTGCAATGGCAGGATGATTATGTCATCGTCTTTAAGAAGCGATCTGTTTCAGCACTGCGTGGACTCAACTCTTATGTCGATGTCGCAGGAGGGGAAGTGCTTTCACAGTATGTGTCTAAGGATAGTATTAGTGAATCTGAAGGAATGGTAGGCCCAAACGCTTTTGCTGTTCACGGACAAGAAATCAGCTTCTTGTCATATAAAGGGATAACTTCTGTGCGCAGAACCGCTGAAGGAAGTATCCTCGGGAGAGAAACAACGCTATCAGCCAAGATTCAACCTTTGATTAACCGTATCAACTGGAACTATGCTCACAATGCTTGCGGCGTGTTCTACGATAATTATCTGATGTTCGCTGTGCCCCTGGACAGTTCAACAGTCAATGATGCTGTGCTTGTCTATGATTATGTGGCCAATGGTGGAAGCGGTGCATGGGTTGGTGTTTGGCAAAGCGACTTACTGAAGCCTGTACGATTCTTTGTAGAAGCTGAAAAGCTTTACTTCCTTGGTACCGATGGTGGCACTCGTAAAATGATGACTAATGATCCCTGGGACAGTGAGGACATTTGGGATGACATCCCGCTCTACAGTGCGACAACACTGTACGAGGAAGGGCAACGTGTATACAAGGAGATCGCCGGAGTTAAACGCGCCTTCATTGCTGTGAAGGAAAGTTTGAACCAAGATGTTACAGATACAGATTACTTCACAGAATACACTGCATATGCGACAGATGAGATATTCCCTGTCGAAAGCGAGATGCGGACCCGCTTTCTCAAACATGGTGATGAGGCGAGCCCTAAGAGATGGGGCCGCTGTCAATTGTTGTTTGAACACAAAGATCCCAAAATATCAGTTTCCTATGAGTCTGAAGATTACAACACTGAGACCGTTGTATTTACAGATATCACGTATGATCAACGAGTGTACGATGTCAACAATCTCCCCGATTGGGATAGGTCGAATATAGATGACGATTGGCAGGAACCCCACAGGCAGGATTACACATTGTTCCTTTCTGACAGACAGTTGACAGTTCAAGATGGATATACCTATTTCACGGTCAATGATGCCCTTATTCACGGAATCACAGCTCCCGGCCTTCTTGAGTCCACGTTGTTTGCCAGGGCTGATGGTATTTATCTGAATGTTTGGGAAACGCATACCTTGCGATTCATTCCTAGGATGACCAACCAAACAGGTATCTCTGTGCTGGTTAGCAACACAAGGGGTTCATTAAAAATCAAGTCAATCATACTGACGGCACAGCAAAGCCATTTTGCAAAACGAGGGAGGTAACTCATGGCTGGTGACAATTTAGTAAAGGGATACACATTTGACGGGGCTAGTGGGATCAAAACAGGAGCCAACTTGGAAGATCTTGTTACGCTGGCTAGATTCACATCCAACGCTTTTGATGGTGACGCCTCAAGCTTGTTTGATGGAACGACGATCGCTGCCGACGGCAACGGCAATGCGTATGTGCCTGATGCTGCTATCACTGCTGCCAAGTTGGGCACCAATGCCGTAGAAACAGCTAAGATCAAAGATGCCAATGTCACTGAGGCCAAGATTGCCGACGGAGCTGTAACGGTAAACAAGATCCCTGATTCGTCTATTACCGCTGCCAAGCTGGCGGCGGGTGCTGCAACACTGACCGGAGAAATCAAGATATGGAGCACCAACTCAGCGCCTTCGGGGTGGGTCGAGTGTGATGGCTCTGAACTGAACAGAACGACTTATGCTGACCTCTACGCCGTAATAGGTGACACATTCGGTGAAGGCAACGGTAGCACTACCTTTAATGTTCCTGATTTCCGTGGACGCTTTCTTCGAGGATGGGATAATACAGCAGGAAATGATCCCGATGCTGCAAGCCGTACTGCCATGAATACAGGCGGTAACACAGGAGACAATATAGGTTCGGTGCAGGAAGATGCCTTCAAAAGCCACTCACATACCTATAATGTAGGGTCTACAAGCTCCGGATCAAACCCACTGCAAACAGAAAACACCACTGGCACAAGAAGCACGAACAGCACCGGCGGTAACGAGACAAGACCTAAAAACGCATACGTGATGTTTATAATCAAGACATAGGTGAGCAATGAGCATACTTAACTGCACAGTAACCAGAAACCAGACATTCACAGAAGACAGTCGCGAGTTGATACGAATATCTAAGGAACGGCTTCACAACCTGGGCGAGCCTTTGGTTACAGTAGAAACTACTGATTTGTTAGACACCGAAGACATCAAAGATGATGCCGTCACCACAGCCAAGATTCTTGATGCAAATGTTACCTTGGCAAAGCTCGCCGCTGCCCTTCAGGATCTTATTCCATACCTCACCGTTAGCGTTGTCGATGCCACAGGGAACGCCGGAACATGCACTATCCAGGTGAAAGATGCCGCCGGGAATAATCTGGCTGAACGCTTTCTCATTCGTACATGGATTGCTGATGCTGAGTATTCAGAGCCGGACCCGCAAACTGATTATTCAGTGTCAACCGGGGAACTTATGCGAGAGCTTGAGGCCGACGCTGATTATGAGGTCATTTCGGACGCTAGCGGTACCGTAGTAATGGATATAGCGACAAGCGGAGCCAAGACGGTTTATTGTATGGCAGAGATTCTGGGGCGTATTTACACCGGCACGGCAGACATAACCACATGAGGATGATATGAAGAAACTGATACTATTGCTTTTGATGTGCTTCGCGAGCATTGCTTCTGCTTGGACAACGAACTCTGACGGCACAGCGATTATTCTTTATGAGGACGCAGACCCACTTGACAATAGATTGATCAACACGAATCTGCTATTAATGCTGACCCGGCTTGATGCCATGTACAGTGATGCCGGTACGCCGCTTGCTGAAGCTTTGTACTTGTGGACTAACGGGCTAGGCCAAATAGACTGGTTAAATGGTGTGGGGGCCTCAAGTGCAATTTCCAATATGACATGGAACGGTGAGCGTATAGATTCGGGTTACATAGATTTGACTCTTGAAATCAATTCATTGACCATGAATGGAAACATAGACCTTCAGGGCAACGACATCCTTCATGGCGACAACGGAAACTTTACAAACCTGTATGTAGCCGACGGGATATCTGTTAGCAACGATATCAATATGAACGGAAGTGATATCAACTACTTCACGAACATTGACGGAACGAATGGATCTTTCGCGAATAACGTGTCTATCGGTGGCTTGGCAACGCTATCCAATGTTACTATTTCCGGGACAGTCGCTAGCGACATAGATCCTGATGCTGATGATACACGCGATTTAGGCGATTCAAGTTTGGCATATCGAAATATCTACGTAAGCACGGCCAGTGTTGATGTGGTGAATGGAGGAACCACGATATCAGGAGATTTGACTTTAGGAAACAGTGACGATTATACTAGCAATATTGAATTTTACCATGAGGACGGGCCTCTTTCTTATGGCGACACTATAGACTATTTAAGAGGGCGAGTTGGCAGTTTCGACGCATGGAGGCTTCAGGTGTTGTCGCAGTCGGATTGGGACGAGGCATTGGGACGAACATCAACGCGAATAGATTTGCAGGTACCAGATAACGTTACCAGTCTACGATCCGGGATTAGTATTCTGTCGATTACTAATGACCTACCGTACGTTGGCATAGGTACCGAGGCCCCTACGGCTCGGCTACACGTTCTTGGTGAAGCATTGATCAGCGCAAACGCATCAATAGGCACAACTTTAGATGTCACAGGAGCCAGTAGTTTTGGCGCCAATATGGATATGGAAAATAATTCCATTACCAACTTGCTCGGCCCTGTAGCCGCACAAGACGCAACCACTAAAAACTATGTTGATACCAATGATTGTTTACGTCTTCTTAGTGCTAATGGCACAGCGACTAATCTAGCTATTGCGGGGTCGCTGGATACCGGCAACAACTGGCTCAGTGGCGATGGTGATTCAGAGGGCATAGTTATAGACGATAGTGGCAATGTTGGTATCAAAATAAATACACCGGCCCGTGACGTGCATATTGTCGGAACAGGAATTAGGACAAGCCTAGCGAATGCTGATACGCGGATCGAATTTGAAAATTCTGCATCGACAAATATATGGGCAATTGGCTTGGACTATTCTGCAAACCAAGCACTGTCATTTGCGTATAGAGGTGGGGTTGTGCCTAGTTTAACGTCTGATATGTTGTTAACGATCTTGACTAATGGGAATGTGGGCATAGGCACCAATAGCCCCTCGGCAACACTAGACGTAGACGGGACGTTAGAGGTCACAGGAGCCAGTAGTTTTGGCGCCAATATGGATGCGCAGAATAATTCCATTACGAACTTGGCCGATGTGCTACCAGGGACCGACGATGCAAACGATATAGGAGCAGCTTCTCTGTATTGGCGGAACGCTTATGTCAATACACAAAACGTGCAAATCATCAACGCTGTGGGAGGGATACTAAAAATTCTGAACCCTTTCACTGCCACAGAGTGGGAAGGTGGATTGACACCTACGGCTGCCTATACTTACGACCTAGCGTTTGGATCACCTTGGTTAACAATGTCGGCTGGAATTTCCTATGTTAACGAAATAGACGCTATCACAAACGGACAGAGCATCGCAATTTCTGAAGATTTGAACATGCAGGGTAACGACATCATAGGCATGGGCAATACGAATCAATTCGTGTTGAATTATGGCCTTATGTATTGCGACGGCACGAATCAGATTGCCGCAACCAATGTACCTGTTGGGGTTACGTTTGATGAGCCTGTCAGATGTGCCTCTTTGGATATGCAAAACAATGCAATCAACAATGTGAGCACCATAACAAGCACATGGTACACCAATGCGTATAGTGGACCCACCAACATCTACATTGATTTCAATAACGGCGAGTATGTGTATATAACGCTTACGAATGACGCCTACATCAATACACCGAGCAATGTGGCATGCGCTTCATATACATTGTTTATAGCTCAAGATGGTGTCGGGGGTCATACTTGTGCTTGGGACAGCGTTGGGTGGACTTTTGGTTCAGTAGGTGAATCTTATCTCACAGGAACGGGTGCTGATGGATGGGATTTGTATCGGTTTGTTGGACGTGAAGATTCGGCATATTACAATGGTAAATCAAATACAACACCACCATAGGGACTCTGAGTTATGTTGAAACATATTATTATGATACTGACGGCACTGTTGGCATGGTCCGGCATGGCTCAAGACATGGTTACTGTGATACAGCCCTTTACACCTGCCGAATTAAGTACAGATGTCCTTATTGGCTGGTACGATGCTTCCATTGCGCCTAGTGGCACTGCTGTTATAGCAACCGATATGAGCGGAAACGGCAACCATCTCACTGGTAACGGCAATCCGCAAAGCGGTGTCCGGTCGCACAATGGCATAAACGTAATTGATATGGACGGTGACGATTACTTTGAAGAAAACAACTTCCCCGTGCCTTCATCGGGAGATATTACAGTGATCATGGTGGCAGGTATAGATGCTATTGACTCAAACAATGACTCAATACATTCATTCAACGCCGATAATGATTATCAACTTGAGTCCGGCTCCTCACCTCAATTTATGGCCAGATTCAATAATGCCGGAATGGCTTCTGGCGATCCTGAATACGGCACAAACTCCTTTGGTCCGTCTATTTATGTAGCAGTGGCAGATTTTACTGGTGCTGGTACAATATACGTCCAGGTAGATGGCATCAATAGCGCAACAGACAATTATACCGGAAAAATAGGTACTCCATCAGAATTCAGGCTGTTCAGCAATCGCGGCGAATCACAGAGGCCTGACGGTTGGATAGGCGAAGCTCTTGTACTGGCAACCGGGGACATCACTATAATTAACAAGTGTGTCGGTCGCTGTGCGCACAAGTGGGGGCTTACAGGTAACTTACCTGATACTCACCCTTATAAATACATACCCCCTCCTTCTGGAACAAATACACCTTCGTTTTTGGTAGATGATAGTGGTAATTTCATAACAGCAAAAGAATAGGAGATAGTATGAAGAAGTTAAGTGTGTGTGCAGTAGTCGTAATGGTGGCAATGCTGATTGCTTTAAGGCTGAACGCTGGTGACAACTACTACCCGTACACCGTGGATGTTCCTGGTAGTTCAGCAATGATTCTACCGGCCACCACTCCGGACACCACGAATGAATGGGTAGCGTCAACAGCATTTTCTCAGGGTGATTACATTCGGTTACATACGAACAATATATACCGTTTTTATTGGGCCATAGTGGGTGGAACTACTGATACGAACACTCCTACCTGGACGACCACAAACACAGTGACCGATAACACTGTAACCTGGAAGATGGTCAATAAGAAGCGGGGTAAGTATTACATTCAGAACCTTGGTATAGTCACGAATGTTTCTCTCGCATTCAACAACACAGCGGCCACAAACTCGGGAATCACGTTGTTTGTTGAAGGTGACGGGTTCAGTGAAAGAGACGGGGCCTTTCAAGGCGCTATATACGGGATCTCTAAGACTGACAGCACGAACACTGTAACGATTCAAGAACTACCCTAACACAATGACGTTATGCGCCTCACATAGGTACCTTGAAGAAAAGATCGACACACAGCGAGAAACGTATGTCAGAGAACTGAATCTAGTCCACCAAGACATTGAGCACATTCGCGGAAGCATGGAAACAGTTGAAAGACATATACACAAGACCAATGAGGCCATGAGAAACGTTGTGGACAGAGAACATGAGGCGGTTAGTTTCATTGTCAACTTTTTGCAGCAAGCAGGTACAGACAAAAAGAACATACCGGAAACACCGCTAGCAAAGCGGACTGCTAGGGGTGAGTTTGAAATAACCAAATCAGGCATAAGGTACAAGGGTCCAGATGTAATCACAGTTTTGCTGACCTCTGTAGTTGTTCTGCTTACTTTAATCTTGTGTGCTGACAAGCTGAGAGGGTTTTTCTAATGGAAACTGGCGACATGCTATTTACGTCAGGCCACTCTGTTCTCAATAAGATGACTAAGGTTCTTACAAGGCACAGACACGAACCTAAAACCATTGCGACACACCAGGGAATGTTTTATGACGAGCATACCGTGCAGGAAGCTTTAGGCATAGGCGTTGTAAGATCGGATTGGGATCAATACCAACTGGACATGGCGGCCTCTAACACTGAATGGTGTGTGATGCGGTTTACTGGCGGGCTATCTGAGCATATGAAAACTCATGCATTGTTCTATATGGATGAAATGTTGGGCTGGCGCTATTCGAGAGCGGAGCTATTCCTATGTGCTCTTGACGGCATCCTTGGGAAATTGCTGGCCACAGACATAATACTGTTTCGAAAGTTGGATCTATTTCGCAGGAGGGTGATTTGTTCAAAAACATCCAACAGGGTTTTCGTTAAACTTGAGGTTCTTCCTCGACAAGCTTATTACTGGGTACCAGATGATACGCTTGATTACACGCTTGGAAGTACCAATTTTGAAACAGTAGATAGGTCAGCACATTGGCCGGAATTTGAGAGGTAATTATGTCATGGTTTAGCTCATTGATTAGTTCTGAAAAGTATCCTTCTCTTCTATCTGCTTTGCTGCCCGAAAAAAAAAGCAGCAATAAGCAGTCTTCTGAAAACGATAACTATGAAGCCCCTTCCTCTATACCCTTGCCATCATTGGGAGGCCAAGCAGCAAATATCTACGAACAACTTGCAGAGTACGGGCCTAAACTTGCACAGCAAGAATATGAAGCACAGCAAAAGTATGCCCCCCTTCTGGCGCAACTTGGCTTGGATATACAGAGAGATGTATTACCACAGCAGCTTGCGCTGGATTTGGGGCTTGCCAGGGAGTATCAACCTCAATTCCAAAGCTTGCAAGAACAGCTCAGAAGTGCAGATATTTCGGCTCAGCTCGGAGATGTATCCAGGCTGGCTCCCCAGCTACAGGGTATCAGGCAGGCCGCAGAAACACCTGAAGCAACGGCTATCAGGAAGACCCTAGCCGACCAGATCCTTGCAGAGATCCAGGCAGGAGAAAGCCTCACAGACGAGCAGCTTAGAGGAGTGGAACAAGGTGTGAGATCCGGTCAACAAGCCAGAGGCCTTGGTTTCGGCCAGGGAAGCGCTAACAGAGAAGCCGTTGCCCGATCCCTTGAAGGAAGAAGGCTTGGCTTGCAACGCAGAGCAGAGGCACAGAGCTTTCTGGGTCAAGAGTCTCAACAGCAGATAGATCCTTTCCTTGCGATTGCCGGGAGGCCAGCAACAGCTCAAGCAACAGCTCTACCGTTTATCACTTCGCCAGGAACCCAGGTACAATCAGCAGGCCAGGTATCGTCTCCAACTCAGCTCGGTTCAGGCTTGTTGGGGATGGCCGGTCAGCAGCAGCAGCAACAGCTTGCGAACAACCAATTAAACTTGGCATATCAACTGGCAAGATCAAATGCTCAGACTTTAGGATTAAACGTATAAAGGAGGTTTATTATGGCAGCATGGATGTTACCGGCAGCATTGGCACTACAAGCAGCAGGAACAGGGCTTGGGTTCATGGAAAGCGACAGGGCTCGCAAGGAGGCAAAGAAGGCTGCAAAGGAGCAAAGAAAGCAAGACGCTCTTTTCAATCTGATGAGTATTGTAGGCGGCCAGGGTGCGCAACGTCCTTCGGCTATTACTCCACCTCCTCAAGGCGGAAGCGCAGCAAATGTGCTGGCTCAGCTTGGTGCTATTGCCGGTCAGGGTTATTCGGCGCAGCAGCAAGCAAAGACGGCGGCGGCGTCTCAAGCGGCCACACAAGGCTTAGCGGATATTCGTGCGGAACAACTTAAACTTTTGCAAGCTGGCAGACCCATGAGCGGAGCATCCCCGAGAAGCTCAAATTCCTTGTCGATGGATGAAGAGGAGGCGTTCAAGTTAATCCTTGGAATATAATTTGGAATATAATACATGCCCGGCAAGATATATAAAGTAGCTGACAAGCTTTATCCAGTTCCTGAAGACAAGAACGAAGCTTTTCTCAACAAGGTTCACCAGTTTGGCAGGCAAGCTGAACCCGTGGAATTGTACAAAGTTGGGGATCGAGTGTTTCCAGTTACGCAACCAAAGCTTCAAGCATTCCTGGATTATACGGGTCGAATTGGACTGGAAGCCAGACCGTTTCCTGAACCTCCTCCACCACCGCCTCCTGGGCCTTCTTTGATACAACGAGCATCCGAGATCCCTGGTATAAAACAAATCGGTCAGGCGCTTGGGGATCGCATAACCCCTATCACACCGGCAACACCGGTAACGCAACAAGAGCCGACTACTCCTATCAGAAACTTGGCCGCTATTATGGGTGCGGCACCAGCGACCTTTGCCAAAAAACCCTTTACCGGTGGTGGTATACCTGGTGGTGACTTCATTGAGTCCTTGAAGCGTACCCCAGTTACTCCTGAACAAGACCCAACAGGCAAGCTTGCTGAGGAACTGGCTTTCATTGGCAAAGGCGGCACAGCAGGAATTTCAGCAGCAGGCGGCTTGCTTAGGTTTTTAGCCGATAGGACAAAGCAGGATGTTGCTTTCAGGGATGATCTTACACCAGAAGAAAGAGCGACGGCTGAAGCGCAGCCAACCCCTCAAGGCGCTTTGGGGCAACTTGTCGCACCAAACTTGGAAACTTCTGGCCGATTTTTGTTGGAGCAGGCCGAGGAACGGAGAAAACTTCTCGAACAAATACGACCTACCAAAACCTTGATTACGGAAAAAGGCGTTGATTGGAAGGTGGCTAAAGACCCTGGTTATTGGAAAGACTCCATTGGGGAAACCGTTGTATCTATGGCTACAGCTTTGGCCGCTGGTGGTGGGACTCCTGTTGGCGCGGCATTAGCTGGTTCGGTAATGGAAGCTGGTCCTATGTATGCCGAGCTTGCAGACAAGGGTGATCCAAATGCAGCCTTGAAATCTGTAGCTTTTGGAGCAGTAGTCGCAGGGCTGGAAAAGATAGGTTTCGACAATATTTTGGACAAGCTTCCTAAAGGCGGTAAGGCTAAGGCGATCAAAATTCTGACAAATGCTTTGGTTGAAGGTTTTACTGAAACAGCAGAAGAACCCGCGCAAGCGGTGATTGAAATACTTGATAAAGAAGGCTTGACTCTATCAGAACTTGGTAAGACTGCGCTTGATGCCAGCTTGCAGGGTTTGAACACCTTTATCCCTGCTGCTGTCACCGGCGGCGGAACAACGGCTATTAATGCACTTGCCGAAGGCAAAGAAGCCCCTGAGAGCCCCGTAGAAGCCCCGGTCCAGGAACCCACTGCTACACCCGAGCCAGCCCAGGCAACGCAGCCTGAGCAAGCACCAGCGCAACCAGAGGCAGCAAAACCGCCACCACTCCCCCAGGAACAGCCTGAAATCACCGAGCCAGCCATTACAGAAGAGGATTTTCCTGCGGATGCCGTGGCTGTCGATGAGAAGCCGGCAGAAATTTCTGAGAAAAAACCGGTGTCGCCCATTGATGCCGAGATTGAGGCCCCCATCACCGAGGCTGACATCCCGGCTGAGGCTGTGGAAGTCAAGCAAGCCCCCAAACAAGCCGACACGCTTGAGGAACAGGTTCACTTAGGGCAAGAGGTCAAGGCGCCCAAAGAAGCCGCGTACGTGCGCGTAACAGACGCCCAGGGTCGAGAAGCTATTGTTCGTACCAAGGACATTGACACTTTAGAAGGTGCGGGGCCCTACAAAAGCGTAGAATTCGGTAACAAGACCAAAAAGGGATTTGTACCTTTAGAGAAACCGGCAGAAGCGAGCAAGACCGGAGATCCCATGACCGACTTGAAAAAGATGAAGGATCAGGACTGGTACGATGCCGATATTGAAGTCAAGTCTAAGGGAGAGTCTTTTGATACGAAGGCAGGGAAGTATGTCGAGGGAATCAACCGGCAACGCAACACGATGGATGCTTTGATAGCTTGTTTGAAGGAGTGATATGGAAGCCAACTTAGTACTGGAAGAGCTGAAAGCTTCGGGGCTGGCAAAGAGAAAGCCTGATGCCATGATGGAACTTGCTGCGTCAATCCGATTGCTGGTGTCGGCTTCATTGAACCAGAGACCTCCTGAAGTAAAAGTGGAGGCACCCGCAGTCAGTGTAGCCCCTGCCGTTGTGAACATTCCCGAGCAGAAGTTTCCTGTCTACATCTTCACTGTGAAGCGGGATAACCGTGGTAACATCCAGGAGATTGTAGCCAAACCACAAGGGGTTTAATGGCACAGAACCACAAAAAAGTAGAGATCCATAAGTACGACGGCGAAGATTACGTTGTTGATTACAATCAGCTTGTTGTTTGGCGGCTTGATGAAGGCGATGATTTTTCCAACTACAAAGCGGCTCTTAGGAACCCCAACATGAGCAACAAGATCAACAAGCCGAGTGAAAAGTTTTTACGGATGCTGGAAAAGCATAGCAAGGTTTATGATCCGGAAATTCACAAGTTCAAGGGTGAGAAATAATGGCAAGTGTTAGCGTATCAGGATTAACAACATTGCACGATGGAACAACGGCGGGGTCTGCTACAAGTTCTAATCTATTAACCGCTATGAGCGTGAGCCAAGGAACTCGTTCTACACAAACCCTTATAGCAACTGACAGAGCTAGTTCCGGATGGCGAACCGAAGATAGTTCAGGGGCAGGAGAGTATGCTTCTCGCTGGACAACTTCAGGCGACAAAGATTTGTCGGCAGGCGACATGTTGGTCATCTCAAATTTCACATGTCAAGTGTTTGCTGGTGGCCTTAACGACGTTAACACAATAGCAAATCGTGGGGTTGCTTTTTACATTGGTGACGACTCTGCTAGTACGTTCCGGCGATGGGTTATGGGTGGCATCGACCAAACTCATATCGACGCAATGGGGTATGGCGTAGCGACGGTTGTTAGTCCTGCCAATACGTCAGATGCGGTAGACGAATCGGGGACAGCACCAACCTTGTCTACTATTGACGACATTGGGTTGACATTTAACACCCTTGGAGGTGGTCAACGGTTAGCAGTGTCTTGGTGCGGATACACAACAGGCATTGTTTTGGTAGGTGGTGATGGAGCATCAACAGACGGGACATTTGGCGATTTTTACGACTACACAGACGGTAGCCCTGGTTCAGATACTACAAACTTACCTATTAAAGTCATTGCTGAGGAGGGTGGCGGTGCAGTCTATAATGTTTCCATTCCCCTAATAATAGGGGATGGTGGCTCAAACGCTACTGAGTTTTCTGTGATAACCGCAACGACCGTCTTGTTCCGACAAAATTCAGATGTTCAAGCAAACTATCCTCCGCTTAATATATTGCCTAATATTATTGGGTTAAGAGTCAATGCAGGGACCAGTGATGTAGTCACAATCAACAACGTGTCTTTTCAAAGTGTTTCTCCGTGGTATCTTAAATTTGCAGGGACTCCTACGGCAGATATTGATTTTGCAAATAACACCATACAAGGCGCAGGGAAAATAGATGTTGTTGATGATCTGGATTTGACGAGTTGTACTTTTAACAGTTGCGGAGCAATCACGGCAGGTAGTACTACAATAACAAGCACCAGCTACAAGAATATTCGTGATTGCTATCACCTGATTCTTGATTCTGTGGTAAACACTTCAGGCTTAACGTTCAGCAGTTATCCAGAAAAGGCAGATCTTACAGGACTCGGAACATCTAATGTCGATGATACCAACGACATTATCACTGTGACAGATCACGGCTACCCTCGCGGCTCTGTACAGATGGTCACATACGACAACGGAGGTGGTAGCGATTTAGCTGGACTGACCGATGGAACTGACTATTTTATTTACATTCAGGATAGTGATGATTTTCAGGTGTATGCCTCTTATGCAAATGCCAAAGCTCAGATGTCAGCACTTGACCTTACAACAGCAGGCAGCGGAACCTCGCACAGCTTCTCTCCAAAAGCTTATGCGATGGTGATAGAAACAGCCGGAACATATCAACTCACAAACCCCTCGTTTGATGACAGCGGCACGCAGGATATTTACGTTAGCGCTTCTTCAAGTACAGTAGCTCTTCAAATATTGGGAAACACCAATACGCCTACTTATGATACCGAGGGTGCAACAGTCACGATTACATTCCCCAGGGATCTTACTATAGACAGCTTACAAACTGGATCGAATGTAAGAATGGAAAAAGTGTCTGATAGTTCTTTGGTTAGCGAGGGCGCAGAAAGTGGTGGAAGTTACACAGATTCATACAATTACACCGCTAACCTGAATATCAAAAACATCGTCCGCAAATACGGATACAAGACATACGAATTTACCGGAACAATTACCTCTTCAGGTTTTAGTGCATCGGCGGCTCAAGTAGCTGAAAACTTTGTGGTTGTTAATGAGGCGACAGCCCTTGCCTATACCGGGATCACTGAAGACTTTTCAGCTCGCACGGTATCCCTGAGTGAAAGCCATACTATCCAGGAGATATTTGATTATCTGAATGCGGAAGCCGCAGTATTGTCCGTGCTTGACGAAGATATAATGATTTCAACTGTAGGCGGCGTTGATATCAGTTTAGAGTCTTGTGATTTGACTGTTGCTTCTGGTGGTACCCTGACTTCAACAACTCAAACTCTGGTTTCAAATGGCAGTGATATTGCTGTTAACACGGGCGGCTCGGTAACGGCAGATATCAAGATAGATTCTGGCTCCAAGCTCACTACTGCGGACATTGACTTGGTGACAGGCATAGTGTCGCTTACCGGTACGGGTGATTGGGAGATAGAGGCAGCAGGTACAGCGCCTTCAGGATCGGCAGGGGCTTCGGCCACTATCGAGGTCACTACAGCCAACGCAAGTGACGTGTTTGATTTTTCAGCATTTACCTTCAACAGCGCAACAGTCTTTGAGAACAGCTCAGGGAATAACATCTTCCTGAACATAGCTCCTGGGGCCACAGCTCCTACAACCTTGGAAACTAGCGGCACAATTACGATCACTGAGCAGGCCACTGTTACAGCGCCTAACCTGATTGACGATACAAAGGTAGAGCTATACAACGTGACCAAAACAGTAGTACTTGACTACAGTACCGTAAGTGGAGGGAGCGGGTACTCGTACACCGCCGACTTCCAGGATGCTGATCTTGCGCTAAATGATACCTTACAACTGAGGGCAGCATACCAAAGTGGTGCAACAGCCAAACAGCTTATAGAAGCCACCCAGGTTATTACAGCAACAGGGGCCAGCTTCCTCGACGAACAAGAGAACATGCCTGTTTATAATGCTTATGGTCAGGATGGTTCTTTGATGGATGACGCGAATGGTGGTGAGTTTCTTTGGGATGAGGCACCGGATCTCCAGGTTGATGTCGAAGACGCAGATAATAGAACATACGTTCCTCGCTTTGGTGCATGGTACTACTATTTTTGTACAACGGAGACAGGCATAAGGGAGTTGTTCGGGGCATTCAACTGGTATTCTCAAGGCAATCTTGAGATTGATGTCAGCAAGGTTGATGTCGCTATTGATAATGTTAAATCTGCCGCACTGTCCATCCTTGGGGGTCAGATATACCGTACTGATGGTGCTACACCAGTGGCAGCAGGCAGTAATACCATCTACTTCTACAACTCGGAACAGGCTGACCTCAATGCCGTCAAAAGCAAAACAGACTCCTTGACTTTCTCTGTAGCTGGACAGGTAGACTCGAATATTAAATCAGTCAACGATCTAACAGTGGACGGTGCCGGAACGGAAGCCGATCCTTGGGGGCCTGCATAATGGCTAGCGCATGGGGAAATAGTTGGGGAAGAGCTTGGGGGAATGCTTGGGGCCTGATTGCTGCCCCTGCCCCTACCCCTCCCTCGAATGTCGGGGGCCTGGGTGGAGGCGGCTTCTTCCTGGAAGACCGGCAGAATGCTTTTGTTGAAAGACGGCGTGAAGATGATATCATCATCAGCACAGTTGTTTCATTTATGATGGAGGTTATCAATGGCAAGTCTCGCTGACTGCTTAAAGAGGTTGAACAAGTCGATCAAACCAAAGGAAGCCGCTGCCTTTAAGAAGGCCAAAGATCCTATGGCCAGGGCAAAGCGGTTGCGCAAGCAACTCGACAAGCAGCTTGAGGATGTGCGCGGCCAGCTTCTTGAGCAGGGCTACGAGGTTGAGGCCCCGAAGCCTGTCGAAGTCAAGCCTAAGCCAGAGCCTGTCGAGGTTGCGCCGGTGCCTGAAAAGGAAATTTCGGAAAAAGTCGATGTCGCACAGGAAGCCGATCAGATCCAAGAAGAGCCACAGAAGCCCGTGCGAACCGCTGATGATGTATTGGCCGAAGCAACAGCAGAAACAGTCAAGAAGCTAAAAGAGAGGGGTCAAGCTGGTTTTCTACGTTTAGGACAAGCTCGCAAAAAGGGGCGCCAACCAGGACAAGTAGAGCAGACTCTTAAAGCCGGTCGATCCATGCAGGCGCGTTCTACGATTGATATCAAAGGTGCCACACAAGACATTGTTGACCCGTTTGTTCGATCATTCGTCACACGTGATCCGCAATTAAAAGAGAGCTTTCAACAGTTTCGAGATGATCTTCGTACAGAATTCCAACCAATGAAGCGCAAAATATCTGAAGAAATTGAGCAATTCAGAGGCGCTATCTTTGGTGCACTTGCCAAAGCTGAGGGACGGAAAGGCGTTGATGCGGCTATGGATCTGTTTTACACCAAAGATCTTGTTCAACGTGCAGAGGACGGGCATATTCTTCCCAATGATCTGACAGAAGAGCAAGTCAGAGAGCATTTGGAATTCTTAGAAGACACAGTTTCCCAGGATGTAAAGGACGCCGCAAAACACATGGGAAATCTTATGGAAGCTCTCGGGCAAGAATTAGTGGCCCGTGGTAAGCTTAAAGAAACCAGAAAGAACTATGCCCACCATGAAATTATAGAGTTTATGCCTGAATACATGCGCGGACTCAAGGTTGCGCAACAGCATAAGTTCAAGCAGCCATTTCGGGGATACACTAAGAAAGCAGTTGGGTCTAAGCGACTCATACGTACAGACGAGCAAGGTTTTTGGTCACATGTAGGCAAGGTCAAGATTGATAACAGGATGGAAGACTTCATGCTCTCTCAGGCAAGAAAGTATGACAAGTTGAAGCAATGGAGAGAAAACAACAAAGGCAAAAGACCGAAGCCTGTAGAAACAATAGACGGAAAACGCTATAAGCCTGTTGTCTACAAGCAGAATACATTCTCTGCACTCGGGGTCAATGAGGACATATTGAACGAAGCATGGACACAAGATGCCTCTGTCAGGGAATGGTTGGACATGACCGGCAAGCAAGGCGGCCAGCCTACCGCAAGAATTCGGGCCAGAGGACAACCAACACTTTTCTTATTGCCGGAAGAAGTCGCAAACAAGATGATGAACCTCGTAGATTCTTCTGATCCGCTTTGGGATGTAATGTATAGCTTATCTAGAATGACGCGACAATGGAAGGCTATGACTCTAACGGTCGCTGGATTACCCTATCAGATTGGCAACCTCATAGGTGATACCTGGAACATGCTGGCGTTTGATCCGTCTGCCGTCCTTTATATGGACAAAGCCGTAGTAGCAGCAGCCAAAATATTGGATCCTAAAACCAAGGTAACAGCGCTAGGTGTCAATGAAAAGCTTGTTGACCAGCTTGTTAGAGTTGCAGAAGCCAAGGACGTTGCGGGTTCAGGCTTTACCGCAGAGATCGGTACTTTTTCTGCTATTACCAAGGGCAAGAACGCATGGCGCAAGGCTAATGAGTTCAGGGAAGCTGTCGCCCGTCTGGCAATTTTGGCACACCAGCTTGATAGGGTGAATAAAGGTCAGTCAGTTCAAAAGGTCGCTGGAATCAGTACAGAAGGACTCGACGGCGAATCAGCGGCGGCGAAAGTTGCCCGTGAAGCACTTGTGGACTATGTTGATGTGCCAAAGACCTACCAACGCCTTTTGACAGGGTTTGCTGCACCGTTCATACGCTTTCATGAAGCCAATGTTCGGAATCACGTAAGAACACTCACGAAAGGCGATGCGCAAGCCAAGATGCAGTATATTCTAGCCGCGATTGCGCCTTACTTAGCGGCGTTTGCTTGGAATCATGGTGACGATGAACGTCAACAGATTGAAAACCAGCTTCCTGAATGGCTGAGAAAACGCTTTCATATCGTCCTAGGAAAAGATGAGGAAGGCCGTAACGTTGTAATAGCCCCACCGTCTCCGGTAGATATGGCTTGGTCCTGGTTTGGTTTGGACAACTTGAACATGCTGACTTCAGAGCTGCTTCAGAAGAGGATTACACCAAAAGAATTTGCGCAGAAGTTGGGAACAGACGTTTTACAGGTGCCAGCGGACAAAACTATGTCAACAATGGGGCCTATACTTCAGTTTGCCGCTGGTCTTCTTAGCAACCGTGACCCCTTCACGAAACGAACTGTTATGCCTGAATCACTGCACCAAGCCATTGTAACGAACGATTACACATATGACGATATCAAGTACATCTTCCCCTATGTCAGAGGATATCTTGTTGAAAAGATGTTTACGCCGATTGCTCAATACACTAGAACCCAAAAAGGAGGAGATCCAGAACGTAATCCTTTCGTCAAATATTTGCTGAATGGCCCCCTAGACTTCAAAAGGGCTGTAGGTATTTACGAAACAGATCCTACTTCTGGCGAATTGAGTGAAACCTACGACAAGAAAAACTCAGCAGAGCGCAAGTATTATTATTGGAGGCAGAAAGCTATTGATGATGTCTTCAGGAAGCATGGAGCATCGTGGCGCAGTACAGCATTAGGTAGAGATTTTGTGAAAGATATGAAGGCGGCAGGTATTGCGAACGCCGATGGGCAAATGTTGAAGTGGCAACAGTCAAGCAAGGCGCAGTTTGCAATCCAAACGAAAGCCCTTCAAAATACTACAGATCCACGACAGCGCAAATCTATCCAGGACAAGCTTCGGAGTCTTCGTCGAAAACAAGCAGAAGAATCCCTTAAACAAACTCCTAGAAGCGTTAGATGATCAACTGTTCAGCAAGTAGCCAACGGCGGCAACGCCTTCTCCATCCATTCCCTAGCAACTTCGACATCGGCCTGTACGTAGGTCTCAAGCTGGTCGCCCTTCTTGTGCCCGGTCACCGACCGTATGACATGATCAGGAGCCCCGGCTTCGGCCATGAGAGAGGCGAAGGTTGCACGAAAGCTGTGCAGTGATGCCTTGCCGTGCTCGTTGTCTTCAATTCCGCAATTCTTGAAGAGCCTACGCATGTCTTTGGTCAACCTCTCTGGTTTGAAGGTGTAGTTTTCACAACAAAGGCTTGCTTTGCTATACGACGTATAGACTATAAGATAATCCAGAAGCTCATTCATAGCCGGTATGACCACACTTTGACCCGTCTTTGCCTGAGTGACATGGATGACTTTATCAACAGGCGGCGTCATTCCTAAAATATCTTTTCTTCTTTGACCTGTGTAATACGCGATCATGATTATATTCTTCAAGTCTTTAGGAGCCTCAGCATAAGCCAACCTACACTCATCAACGGTGAGTCGCCGGTACTTGACAGCCTTGTCCTTCTTCGTGGATCTGAGGCCCTCCCAGGGGTTTGGTTCAATATCCAAGGCTCTCCATATCATCCGCAGGCAGGATATATGCTTGTTGACGGTGTTGGAAGTATAACGATTTTCTAACCAGTCTATATACAGCGAAGCCACACCCGGCGATACGTCTGTGATTTTGATGTGCCAGCCGTGCCTCTCCAGGAACGTGCCCCATTTCATTTGGTAGTCAAGTATCATGTTATCAGAAGACGGCGGCCTCTTTTTGGACGCCATGAACAACTTCCATACATCCACAAGACATATGGGTATTTCAACGGTGATCCCATCCAACTCAGCCTTGCATTCCATCCCATAGTTATACATTTTTTGCAGGTACTTGGCTTGATCCCGAACGTGGCCGATCCTACCCATAATCTCATCACGCAGATCGTTAGCAACCGCGTCGTCATCCGTACACAGGCAATGGTTGACCCGCTTACCGTCCGGTGTTGTGTACTGTAGGTTGTAAGTTCCGTTTCGCTGATATAGATGTCCTCGTTTCATAGTACTCCTTATTTAATTGATACATACATAATACTCAGGGTTAGCCTCAAGCAAGTCGCACAAATGCCAGAATCTCTTTATAGCGAAAATACTATCCTTGGGTTCCACGCTCCAACCATCAAATTGAGCTATGCGGACGCGCATACGATCAATGTCCTTGGGACGCCAGTCGGCGTAATCATCATCTTTCCAATCAACATCATGCCAATCAATGCACTGCGAGAATTCTCGATCAACAGCATACCTTACCGAATCCCAATCGGGGTGATATTCGCCTCCCTCAGTCTTCAAATGTATATGGATACCCATAATCATTCTCCTATTTTCACCACCATACCACATTGGCAAAATTTGGCAAGATAAAACTTTTTAAAATTTTCTGTTGACAGTTTGCCAAACCTTTGATACGGTTCTCAACATGATGAAACGAAAGAAAGAACAACTCGTGTCGGTGGGAATGAGGTTGCCGAAAAGCACTATTATTAAGGTGGACAGAGAGGCCTACGACAATAGGAGAAGCCGGGCCGCTCAAGTCGCATTGATAATAGAAGACTTCTGTTCCCGGAAAGGAGATCAATGAACGAAATGGAAGCGACGTTAAGCAAGGCGCTGAAGGATGACAATAAGCGGTTGCGTAAGATCCTGTGCAAAAGAGATACTGAATTGTTCTCTGCGAACTGTATGGTTATCTTCGAGCTGATCATCATTCTGGTTTTGCTCTTTGTTTGTGTGATGCAAATGGGTAACTAAGAAAGGGAGAAATGAAAGACAGGACGTGCGAAAGACATAAACGGTGTGGGCGTAAGGAGTGCGGTGGAGCACTGTGTGATAACTACAAGTACAACCACAATAGGTTTCAGAAGTTTCAGAAGACGCTGCCGGTGCCTCTGACCGCTGAAGAGGTTGACGAGCAGGTCAACGCATTTGTGGATGCAAAGGACGAGCTTGACGCTCTACAGAAACGGCTAAAGGATCAGGCTTCGATTATCAAGGGTTCGATTGCCGAACAGGAAGGTATTATTGACAAGGCCAGGGCGTTGCTGAAGGCTAGAAGCGTTGACAAGTGCATTGAATGCGAACGCCATTTCGACTATATTGAGAAGAAGGTCAAGGAGGTACGCAAGGATACTGGCGAAGTTCTGAAAGAACGTGACATGACCGAAGACGAACTACAAGAGGAGATGGCTTCGGTCGTACAACAGGCAGAGGAGCAACATGGACAAAAGACTGCTGCCGAGAATGAACCCGAAGATAGCGGAAATGATCCTGACGGAACGCCGGACGTTTGCGAGGATGAGGATATTGATGGCGGAAACGATGAGGCAACGCCTAATTTGCCGGCTGATGTTGGAGAGAGTGAAGAGGAACTGGCTGAACTAAATGGTATCAGCAAGGAAGAACAGGGGATGATTGACAATCTGTCAGAGAAATGTGCGCTGTGCGGTGCAAAGCTTCCGAAGCACACTGAAGAAGTGCTTTGCTCTGAATGTGCAGAACAGGAATCACTGTTTTGATCAACTTCACGATTAGTTGCAATCCACCAAAGGCTACCCACCAGGGATCTTTACGGCCAATGAAAAGAAAGGATGGCAAGTTTTTTATCGGCAAGCAGGGTGGTAGTAGAGGTAAGGTAGCTAAGGATAATCTGACGACATTGTTCAGTCCTTACGCACCGAAAGAGCCATTAGAAGGGGCGTTGAAGTTGCACGTTGTTTGGGGTTATAGCTGGCGTAAGTCAGAACCAAAGAAGAACAAAGTTAATGGCTTCAAACCCTGCGATACTAGGCCGGATTGTGACAACATCGTGAAGATGGTCAAGGACGTGTTGACTCTGTTGGGTTTCTGGAATGACGACGCCCAAGTGGCAAAGTTGGTGTTCGACAAGATATGGTGTGATCATCCGCACATAACAGTACAAATAAAAGAGATGGTATAAAGAAAGGTTGGGAGAGAAATGGCTAAACAAGAAACGCAAGCATTACAGAAGAGAGTAGATGGGTTGAAGTATGTGCTGGCGAAAAACTTCAAGAGCATTGAAAGTGTACTTCCTTCGCATATGGATGGAGCACGCTTTTGTAGGATGGCTTTGAATGCAGCACTGCGCAACCCTGAACTGACAAAGGCAGATCCGAACACGTTTGCAATGGCAGTGATAAACTGTGCGGAGATGGGATTGGAGCCGGGTCTTGATGAGGCGGCGTTTGTGCCTCGTGGTGGTACTGTGGATTGCGAGCCACAATGGCAGGGATTATTGAAGCTGTGCCGGAATACTGGTGAAGTCGCGCACGTATTCGCATCCGTTGTTTTGAAAGGCGAATTGTTTGAGGTAGAAGAAGGGTTCCAGCCCTCTTTCAAGCACGTCAAAGATCCAAATCTTGACCGTGACAAAGATGAAGAACTGCTCATGTTTTCATACGCAGGTGCCGTGCTTAAGGATGGCACTCGCTATTTTATATACATGAACAGAAAACAGGTGGAGGCACGGAGAAATACTTCACACAGTTGGAGTAGCTCGAAGTCTGCATGGAAACAATGGCCCGGTAAGATGTGGCAAAAGACTGCCCTTAAAGAGTTGTTCAAGCTGCTTCCGAAATCTACACAACTACAAAGAGCCATTGCGTTGGATGATCAATTCCTTGCCGGAATCAAGCAGACTCCTGCCTTAGCTGACCTGTCGGGATTTGAGGGAAATCTTGATGTGCTTGCAGGCGAGCCGGTTAATGCTTTACCCAAAGCCCCTGAACGTATAGCCGAGCCTGAACCTGTACCCCAGGAGCAAGCTGATGTAGGCGCAGAGTTTGAAAAGCTGTACGGCAATGCCAAGATCACTGGTCCTGTGTGGGCCAAGATACTCAAAGCAGCAGAGATCGACGAAGCCAGGGACATATCGGACTACTCTGACGAAGAGAAGGCGAAATTAGTCCACCTGATGAAAGCAACAGTCGGAGACGGTTAAACTCCCATAACGAAGTTGCCGGAGTCCTGGAGTAAGAGGGTCGGCCAGGGCTTAAACTCAGACCCCATTGAAAGAACTAACTGCAATCCGGCAACTCAGGATTATCACGATGAACTACAATATCGTACTGAACGATGAGCATGAGTACTATGTCAATGGCGTGCGGGTACCGGGCGTAACCGAGGTTCTAGGGGTTGATGACCGCTGGTTTGATGAAGTATCTACTGTGCGCGGTCAGCATGTACATATGGCTTGCCAGTTCTTAGACGAAGGCAAGCTCAACTGGAAAACCGTTGCCCCGGATTACGAGCCCTATGTCAACGCATACGTTGACTTCAGGAAGAACCATCCTTGGGAAGTGGTGCTGTCGGAACATACTGCTTACTGCCCGACCTACAGGTACGCTGGCACACTTGACAGGTTGTTTAAGAGAGGCCCATCTATGCGACTGGTAGACATTAAGACTTCCGAGCAACCTCAGCCTTGGTGGAAATATCAGCTTGCTGGGTATTACGGCTTGATTGCTACTGAATACCCGCACGCATTGCGGTATACTTTACAACTGTCACGCAAGGGTACGTACACCTTGAATCCTCCTTACTTCGACATGAGCGATCTGACGGACTTCCAACAGTTAGTGGCAAGCTGGCATATAAGAGAGGAATGGAGTGGCAACAAGCAGCACAGGTGATTTTGCGGATACTGAGAATCTGCAAAGGATGGCGAGGCAAAAGGCCGAACTGATGCGCCAGCACGCTCGCAACGATAGGGAGGCGCTTTACTGCGCTTGTATGGAGATCGAGGTATTGAAACTCAGAATAAGAAAGGCACTGGAAGAATGACAAGAGACGATTTCAAAACAATGGCGATTGAACTGCAAAAACAATCCAACAGTATCACGATAACAGATGTAAGAACAAGAAAGGCGAAGGAGTCTATTGCTCTAACGGCGAAAGATAACGTCAAGAAGATCAAAGAACACTTGAAGCCGAAGAAAGACTTCCACTTTCAGCAACACAAGAAAATGTGTGCACTAGAAAATGCAATGTGTGCACCGTTCGAGGAAATATTCAACTCGATCGAACGGGCTTGCACAGCTTGGGACCGCGAGCAGCAACGTATCCAACAGGAAGCAGCACGCAAGGCCAGGGAAGCAGCTCGCAAGGCCCAGGAAGAGCAAAGGCTTGCTCAGGCCCAGGAAGCTGAAAGGCTTGGATTCAAAGAGGCGGCAGACGCGATCCTGGAAGCACCACTTCCCGAAGTCAAAGTGAAGACCCCCCCGGTAACAAAGTTCAAAGGCGCACGGAAGACTTACTACGCGGAAGTTGTGGACATGAAGGCATTCTTGCAGGCAGCTATTGACGGCACAATACCGATGTCATTTGTACAGCCGAACCAGAAGGTTCTCGATGCTACGGCCAGGGCTCAGAAGGATGACTTCAAGTATCCAGGTTGTGTTTGGAAAATCAAGGAATAGCAAGGAAAGGAGGTCCATCATAGAATAATGTAAACACCACAACTTAGACCACCCGTCTTGCGTCGGCATTAAAAAATGATTACCGGATTACGAGACCTATGCTGATCGTGTTATCTAAGACGGGTGGTCGCTTAACACAAGGACATAACCAGGAAACCAATGACTAGAGAAGAAGAACTGAAGTTGATTGAGCGGGGGCAAAAAAACTGTAAACAACAAGAAAGAGGTGGGTGATGGATAAAACAGGAATTAGCGCAATAGCAGAAATGGCAGGCAGAAAAGCTGCATCTGACTTCTTGCGCTTATACACACAGACGTTCGGAAGTCCTCAGCTTGATTGGAAACGGTTTGAAGAAGCCTTGGCTGACTTCATGGCGCTCGCAATTCAAGACACAATGAATGCACGAAAAATGGTGAGTGATGGGATTACAAGACTATTGTCGTGACGGTGAAGTGGACAACTTTGAATTGTTGGATCATGAAGAATATGGGTTTCCGTGTGGCGACTGTATTCACATACTTAAGAAGATGGACAACACGGGCCCTTGTCGAACATGTGTGCACAATGCCAACGCAGAAAAACCCCTTGACAGTGGCAAGGAGTAGTGGTAGAGTCGGGACAGCGAAAATGAAAAAGAGTAAAGCATATGTTAACACTCAGAATTAAAGATCCGGTCACTGTTTGGGGTTTTGCGTCTCAGTTACTCTTCCCCTGTCGCTGCGGTGGCCGGATCTTTGCTTTTGAGGCATTATGACTTGGCAAGAATACAAACTAAGTGGCGCATGGCAACGATTGAGGTTTGCCGCAATGCAGCGTGATAACGGACAGTGCCAGTGTTGCAGCAGCACTTACAAGCTACAGATGCACCACGACAGCTACCCCGATATACCAGAGAATGACCGTCTGTCTAATGTTGTTATGCTCTGCGCTCTGCATCACATGAATAAACACAGAATAACTCGCTGTGTGCATATTTCTGAACCTATAAAAAGACTAATAAAGGTAATCAAGGAATTGACAGATGAACAATCTTCCATACTTCAAATTTAGCCCTACCGACTGGCTTGGTGGTGATATACAGATCTGTTCTCATGCCGCTAAAGGTATCTTGATTGACATAATGGCAAAGCTTTGGATTAAGGGCGGGTACATCCAGGGTGACGAAGACTATCTGTGCGCTTTGATAGGTGCCGACAAGCAGAGCTTTAGCAATGCTTTAGCAGAGCTTAAGCGGTGCCAGGCTTTGCTTCAAGCACCTGAAAAAGGGTGGTATATTGAGTTTATTTTAGAGCAGTTAGAAGAGTTAAAATTGACTCACAACCAAAGAGTAAACGCCGGTCGTAAAGGCGGTAAAGCCAGAACTTTACAAGCTGGGCTTAAGCAAGCTGGAAGCAAGGCTCAAGCTTCGCTCAAGCGACCCTCAAGCATTAAGAAAAGAAAAGAAAAGAATAATATTACGTGGCTTACGCCGTACTTTGATCTTTGGAAAGAACATATCGGCGAACCTCCTGCTGGTAGACTTGCTAAAGCCATGAAGCCGGTGCATGATGCGCATGGTCCTGAGCGAACGGCAAAGTGGTTCGAGGCCTATCTCAAGGAAGCTGATCCTCAGTATGTCAGTCCTGAGAATTTCGCAGCCCGCTACAAGCAGTGGGCAGACAAGAAGCCTAAGAAAGGAGCAATTGCACCATGAGCATAAAGAGCATGCTTGAGCTTGAGGATGAATACAAGCGGTTCGTCGCTGTTCAGCAAAGCCGAACTCTTGACTTGTCGCAATGGTTACCTGCATTCAAGGGGGCAATACGTCGGGTGAAACCGGGCGAACTGGTAGTTATCATGGCTGATACTGGTCACGGTAAAACGGCAATCCTTCAGAATATTGCTGTATCATGCAGAGATGGCTTAATTTTTTGCATGTTTGAGTTAGAATTGCCTGGCACCGCTTGTTTTGAACGCTTCATGGCCATAAGCAACGATATGCCTCAATGGGCGGTGGAGCAGGCATACACAAACGGTGAAATAGTCAGGACAGGTCCATGTGATCATATTTACACTTGTGATGCTGCCAGGGTCAAGCCGACGGATATCGAGCGTTTGATTGCCCAAAGCGGCAGAACCTTCGATGTGATCATGGTTGATTACATTGGTTTGATGGGTGGGAATGCTTCCAAGTCGAGATATGAGAGGGTTAGTCAAAACGCCGAGGAACTGAAACGAGTTGCCAGGAACACCGATAGCGTGCTGATTGTTTCCAGTCAGGTTAAGCGCAAGCCGGACTTCGACGAAGAAGAAGGGTTCGGTCTGCACGACGCAAAAGACAGCGGTAGTATAGAAAATAGTGCGCAACTTGTATTGTCAGCATGGCGATGTGGAGAACAAAACAAAGAAATGCGTGTTAGAATCGTCAAAGGGACCGGAGGAGGGTCAGGAACGACAATAGCCTGTAACTTCTACGGTGATACACTGAAAATAGAACAGGCTATATGCCAAAAGTATGTCAGAGCGCCATATGCAGACTGAATACATTAAGCAAGACCTTGAAGATGATTATCAGGAAACCAAGGCAAGATTGATGGCAGATGGCGTTAGCGAGGTGATTGCCATAGATCGGGCGTCTCAGGAAAGAGAGGCCACGATACAGCGTATTTGGGGGTTAAACACAGCCAGACACCGGAATTGGCTGCAAACGAAAGTCGAACTAGGATCTCTAAATAGCCATGACGCCACTCAAACTGCCGCTCAGGACGTTTCCAGGGGTCAAGACGTACCTGAACCTACCTCGACTATCTCCGACGCCGTACAGAGGCTCTTAGGCGATTTAGAGGATGAGGATCTGATACTGTGATTATGGCGGACTTAAGCAAGAAAGGAGTAACCTGATGATAACAGAACTGACAAAAGAGCAACGAGATAAAATACCAGAATATGCTCAGAGCGGCATAGAGTTAGGGCTGAGGACCGGACCGTACACAGCCGAGGAAAAAAATACGATTAGAAAAGCATGTTGTGAACTATACGCTAATCAAGGTAGACGACAGCCATTAGTGTTATTTGCCAGTGGTCCGTATAGTGCTATAGCCATGTGTAATGCCGTTAAAAAAATATCGTCAAAAGTTAAGATCGACAGTGAGATCTACGGCGAGATCAGCAATAAAATCCGCAGTGAGATCGACGATGAGATCGACAGTGAGATCAACGGAGAGATCAGCGATGAGATCTACGATGAGATCAACAGTGAGATCTACAGAGGGATCTACGATGAGATCAACAGTGAGATCGACAGTGAGATCAGCGATGAGATCAACGGAGAGATCTACGGAGAGATCAACAGTGAGATCTACAGAGGGATCTACGATGAGATCAACAGTGAGATCGACAGTGAGATCTACGGAGAAATCCGCAGTGAGATCAGCGGCGAGATCAGCGATAAAATCAACAGTGAGATCAACGGAGAGATCGACGATGAGATCGACGATGAGATCCGCAGTGAGATCTACGATGAGATCGACAGTGAGATCTACGGAGAGATCTACAGTGAGATCTACGGAGAAATCTACAGAGGGATCGGTCAACGGCGCAAAAAGCATCCATTATATGTACCATATTGGGCGTATTGGATGTGTTATCATCATTATTATATCAGTCAACAGTTAATTAAGCTTGAGGAACAATTACGAAAAAAATATGAGAATCTATACACACTGGTAATGACGAGTGGATGTATAGATGCTTACACTGGTCTCGTAGTTGTTTGGGAGCGGCCACAACATATCAAGCGTAACGCTAAAAAACAGCTACATTGTGATGGTGGCCCGGCGTTGAGATTTCGCGACGGTTTTGCCTTGTATCGACTGAATGGAGTAAAAGTACCCAAGGATATTGCATGTTTGCATCACAGCAAGATCCCTGTCAGCCGTTGGATCGATGAGAAAAACGTGGAAGTGAAACGCGAGATCATCCGTAAAATAGGTATCGAGCGTATATACAACGAGCTGGGAGCAACGGTGATAGACAGTGAGGAGTATGATTTCCGAAAACATTCATTTTTGGCCAGACTGTGTGACCCAAAAAATAAACAGAAAATAGCTGTGTACGAGTTGATTGAGATGCAACTGACACCGGAAACTAAAGGTCGCTACTTGAAGATGGTCAATCCATCCATCAATACGATCCATATCGAAGGTGTCGGAAATGAATGTCAGACCGTACAAGATGCCATTGATTTCAGGAAGCCAGAAAAGCTACGCAAGATTCCCGTCTCCGATACTGGCGCAGACTGGCATCAACAAGGCGATGTATGTATTTGGCCGCGCAACGCAAAAGCTGTCAAACCACGTCCGGCAGTGTTAACATAGATATCAACAACAAAAAGGAGAAGAAGATGAAAAAAGTTAAAGGTTCAGTATTGGCTGATGGGGAAGTAACGGGGCACGCGCATAGGTTGGCAGACAACACGGTTGATGTGTGGGAAACTGATGAGGGAACTAGGGTGTTTGCTTTGTCGAACGATACTGAGCTAACCCACGAGGAGCATAATACTGTGGTGCTGCCAGCACAAGATTATGAGTGTGGGATAGTTCAGGAGTACGACCCGCTTGAGGATGCGATACGGCAGGTTCAGGATTAGAAAGAGCAAAAGAAGACTATGAAAAAGATCAAGTTTAGTCACGATTACCAGAAGTTGAGGAACATAAAGAGCAATTACGCCACTCTGCTAGCAGTTTTCAATACGAAGAAGGGGGAAATGTCGGCAGACTTTACAAACTACGACACTCTGTATTCTGCAGGCTACCTGATTTTCAAAAACTACAAATTGCCTTCCGGACCACTTTTGGTGCTGTTATTTATCAGCGATGACGGCCACTTGTTCACAACCATACGCCCGAACACGAAATACCGTTACGACAAGGAGGCTTATTACCGGGGCGCCATCGGAGAGAGGTTTGAAATAGTCGTAGAGGAGGAGAAATGTCAACAAAAATAGAATGGTGCGACGAAACGTGGAGCCCTGTTACTGGCTGTACTCCGATCAGTGAGGGCTGTCAGAATTGCTATGCGAAACGTATGTTCGAGCGGAACTTGTTTGATTACGACTTCACGCCAGGCACTTTTCATCAGGATAGGCTGAACATTCCTCGGAAATGGAAAAAACCACGCAAAATATTTGTTTGCAGTATGGGTGATTTGTTTCATGACGCTGTTGATCAGGAGGATTTTGAGCAGATTATGCGAGTAATAGGCTATTGTCCTCAACATATCTTTATGTTTCTGACGAAACGTCCTGATATTATGAGAATAGTGCTGGAAGAAGACAGATTAGCTGCGAGATTGACTGGTTGTACACCTGTACTTCCTAATTTGTGGTTAGGGGTCACAGCAGAAAATCAGCAACGCTTCGATGAGCGGGTACCAATGCTGCTAGACATCCCGGCAGCAGTGCGATTTGTCAGTCTTGAACCGCTCTTGGAAGGTATCGACATTTGGAAAGATTTCAAGATGACTACAAAGCTTGACTGGATCATAGCGGGACCGGAAACTGGTTTATATGCACGGCCTTGCGAGCCTGCCTGGATACATGAGCTAAGCGCAAAAGCTTGGGTGTGTGATGTGCCATTTTTCGACAAGCGCAAGGAAAACTGGTTAAAAAGGGAGTGGCCGGAAGTGGGTAGGGTTTCCCATAGTATGGATCGACTTAGAGTGTTCGGAAACGCCATGGCCCTGCAAGTTGCGGAACAAATGTTTAAGTTATAAATAATATAGGTTCACATAGAGAAAAGCCTGAGAGCCAGTAAAACTCTCAGGCCTTCCCATTGCCTCTAAGCATCACTTGCGTTTGATTCTTTTTCTAGCTTGGTGAGTCCAATCTCTATTGCAGCTCGCAACACATTTTGCCGGTTGCTTTTTGGCTGCAAGTGCTGACCTACTGCCTTGGCTTTCTCCCATAGCTCCTCTTCCAGTGTGATTGTCCGCGTAATTTCCATTCTATTTCCGTCCTTTCTTTTTGTCTAATCATCTAATCATCTATGTCTATCAACATGCCTTGTGACCACGTAGAATGATCAATTTCAGCACACACGCTAATTATTTCATCTCTTTTGTTAAGGCAGCAAAATCTACCTCTATTCATTTGCCACTTGCCCTTGTTTATATACTGCCTGAGGGAGTACAGCATACCGTCTATACGACAGACAGTTTCTCCGGGGGCCCTGGAATGCAACTGTTGATATAAACGCCGGCTCAAAAAGGTCTTAACAAAGAAACCCTGTTTTTTTGCCCTATCGGTTATGTCATATTCCGGATTCATTTCTCCCAACCTACCAGTACCTAGTCGCTTATGCAATAGGGCAGCTTCACTGTCAACGGCAACTAAATTGATTGCTCCGTTTGGATCGTTCCAATCCTCTGTGGCCAATTTGTCCCGCGTTTTTGTGCTCATATCATTCCTCCCACTTTTGGATAAATGTTTCCGCGTCTTCCAGTGCCTGGCAGTATGAGCACTCTTTTGGATTGTGCCCGTTATCTATTTCGCTCTGATGCGCTTCCATCAAATATTCATGCAACGTCATCAAGAGCGCCATTGCCGTTATAAAGTCTTGTCCGCATATGATCATGATTGTTCCTTTATCCATGTTGTTTTATGTATTCAACTATTTTGTGCGCACATTTGAGCCATTCACCCCAGGTGGTGGCAGCCTTCATTGCCTCCCATAGCCCGTTACAGCAGCCAAAATGGGTGTATAATGGACAAGCGAGGCACCGATCGAAAGAGGCACAATATGCACAGTCTTTAGCGCCCCAAGATTCGCCTATTTCCAGATGCATCGTGCCACTTCTTGGCTTATCGTCAGCACGCTGCCTCTTAGCCCACTTGATCATTCTTGCGTAGTGTGCTAGTGCTTGTTCCTTGAGTTCTACCGTTACTTGTCGCCTGTTTTCCTTGATTGTCATATCACTCCCCTCCCAATACACGCACGGCTTTGACCATTTGCGTCAAACGTTTGTTTTGCGCTTCCCATGCTGCATCCCATGCTGCTTCCTTTGCTGCTTCCCTTGCTGCCCATGCTGCTGCATCCCATGCTGCTTCCTTTGCTGCTTCCTTTGCTGCTTCCCTTGCTGCCCATGCTGCTGCATCCCATGCTGCATCCCTTGCTGCCGCCCTTACTGCCCATGCTGCTGCATCCCCCCATGTTGCATCCCATGCTGCATCCCATGCTGCCGCCCTTGCTGCCCATGCTGCTGCATCCCCCCATGCCGCATCCCATGCTGCCGCCCTTGCCGCCCATACTGCTGTCCTTGCTGCCGCCCTTGCTGCCCATGCTGCATCCCCCCATGTTGCATCCCTTGCTGCCGCCCTTGCTGCCCATGCTGCTGCATCCCCCCATGCCGCTGTCCTATATGCCTCTTCGCCCGTTTGGAGGTATTTAATTACTACCTCCGGGGCCTCCCACAAGCGCGCAACATCCAATGCGCATAAACGCGCAAACTTCCGTAATATTTCAGTACCATCTATCATTGCGAGCACTTCGCGATTTCGACCAACAATCTTGTCCCAACCCTCAACAACATCGCCCGTGATATCCACTCTGCATATGATCGGACCTGGCGCATTGGATAAGGCGTCCATGATTTTTATGCTGCCATGCATTCCCGCGTTGCCTAATGTAGGACAATCATAGCCATTGCAGGGGAACTCAGCCTCGTACGTTTCTCCAACGACGACTTTCCGGTTATCACCATACCCTAGTTTTTTGTCTGCTCGTAAAAAATGCCATGCTTTCATTCTCCCACCTCCTTAATAGCCCGGTTTGCCCGCCGGGCCCGGGGTTATGTTTCGAGTATCATATTGTCAACTACTTTTCTTGCTTACTCTCCCATAGACTAGTCAACATAAGCGCCCGTAAACACCCATTCTCCGGGTGTTCGCAAATAACCATTGCCCGGCCAGCACGTTCGTTCTCCTTGCGTGTCAGCTCTAACCACTCCCCATTGGTTACGTTCCCAAATGAACTCTGCACTGTGTTACCCTCAATATTTACCGATGCCGATTCATTTGGATTCAGCCACCTGGTTAGTATCCTGTCATCATTTTTGTCTGTAATCGTAAACACGTCTACTCCTCCCACCCTTGTAGGTAAGCATAAGCCAAGTTCATAGTGTTGATTCTCTCCAACTCCGCCCTTCCCATTACTTCTTCCAGATCCTTTCTGAAGTTGTCCCTGGTAGGTGAGTCCCAGGGGTTAGCTAACATGTATTCTTCCTCCGCTTCCTGTTCGTGACTGTGCGCCTCTTCGTCCAGTCTTGTCATTGTCCCCGTTCCTTTCTTTTTCCTATCAACCTGTAACCGCCTTCATTGTGGTTTCGTAATCACCAATTTCACCGCCGCCGTCCAACATGTCCGCAAGGCAGCGCAAATAATCCGCATTTAATGGCCGACTGATGGACTCGTTAGGCGCTTCCAATGACTCCATTGCAGCTATCATGATGTTATCCAGCACATCAAGTTCGCGTTCAATGTAGCGCTCTGACTCTGGCATTGTTTCGCGGCAATTACGTATATCTGTACATGCAGTCGATAATATATCACTGATCATTATCCCCGTCCTTTCTTTTTTACCTGTTAAGCATGATTCCCATTGCCACAAGTGCGGAGAATATCACTGTCAGTATGATTAGGAGATCCATAACCTTTACCATGCCTGAATAATAACACCACCACCTTTTACCCTTATGACCGTCGTATTCGCTTCAAGCCACTCAAGAGCTTCCTCTTCAAGATATTCCTCTTCCTCGCTTTCCGGCTCGAAACGGTATTCCTGCGCAGCTTCTAACGCGCTATCATATTCTGAGTAGTCGCAACGTATAGCTACCACGTCAAGTTCCAGCTCTTCTCCAAGATCCTCCTCGTATTGTTCCATATATTCCGCTAAAGCTTTAGCTCCATCCCAACTCCACCCCGCATTTTTGTCTGCATATAGTCTGTGTGCAACTTCGTTTATCGTTAGTGTTTCTTTCATTATCCCCGTTCCTTTCTTTTTCCTATTGATACTACTCTTGGTTACATTACGTCCGATAATCTCTGCCGCCCTGGACGCCCTGGACACGCGACGTTATCGCAACCCTCCCACGTACACTCAGTGTGCCCCATGACCATATGCGAGCTGTATTGAGCCTTTCCTCCGCAAAACTCGCAGATACTCGCCCGCGTTTCTTCGTCAGGCTTTTTCCGGTCCTCGATTAGGTCAATGTACATCGTGTTGCCTATTGTGGTGCAAGTCATACTGTCATCCCCGTCCCTGTTGTTAGTTGATCATATCCGCGAGGCAACGTGCACAATCAACCACGTCATCCATCGTTGCAGGTGTGCAAGAGCCGAAATCGCCGTCCAGTGTAATAACCATGCTATAATTGCCATTTTCGCAGTGCAGTACGGACCCATAATCATAGTCGCCCTCGTCATCCACGATTATCGCTGGGCTAGCCGGAGTCCAATCTCCGTCATTGTCTAGCCAATCCCTCATTGACGCCTCAATTGCCTGTTGTAATGTCACTGTTCCACCTCCTGTTGTGTTGATCTGATATAGCTCGTGAGCGTTTCCCCGCTACGCAGATAGTCAATGTAAAACTCGCGCTTAGTTGATTCGGGAACATCTTTGCAACCTACCCAATATCGCGCGTCAAAGCTGTCGCGCCCAACTTTGCGCGGTGTTTCCCTCGAACAATGTTTGCAGAGTACTTGTAGTTTCGTAGAGCAATATTGCCCGTCACTACTACCGCATATTTTACACATTGTGTTACTCACCACCCACCTCCTGTTGTTAGTCGATCATATCGACATAAATATCTATCAGCTCACTCAGCTCCTCATCCGTGATATCCTCATCCAGCAGGATGACTCCATTCAATAGCGCTAGCTTTTATTAGTTTAATATCCTGCGCAATCATCATATCGTAACAATCATGACACTCGCCGCAAGCATGTTCCGGACCCTCAGAGCACTGGCAATCGGTCCAATCATACTGACTCTTATCCTCATAGCAGTAGCGATCTCCTATATCTAGGCCGTAATCCTCTATGATGTAATAATCAGGACACCCAGCCTCATTGTGACTAAGGACGTATACCCCGGACTCTTCCCCATCAATCCTGCGCATGCACTCCTCAACACTATCGGCTATATCTGCTACCCTAGGAGCTCCATCTGCGTTTAGATCCGGTTGATACATATTCCGCACCATGACCACTATGTAACGTTTGTCTG